CAGCAGCAGCTTTTAGATTTTGTAATGATTGTTTCAAGTTTCCAAGTTGATTGGTCCAAGTATCTGATTCTCTAGCAGCTTGACCTAATGCCCCTGATGTTTTGTTAGCATCTTCTACCATACCGAGTAGTGTAAGCTGTTTTTGTGATTCAGAAAGTTCATTATATGACTTAGCAAAAAGCTTATTAGCAGCTGCATTTCTTGTAGTTTCTGTAATAGATAATCCAAGAGAGGCATCAACTGCAAAGTTTCCCTTTAACAAAGATTTCATTGATTCAGTAACTTCTTCTATTGATCTATCATAGAATGCAGCAGAATCTGTTACTGCTTTCATAGCTCTATCAGATATTTCAAGTGCAGATGCACTATCCATTCCTGTTGTTTTTGCAAATGCTGCAATCTGAGTAAAGCTTGATTTCATTCTATCTGCCATAACACCTGTACTATCTGCTATGGCAGATAACTTATCACTTGCCTCAGACTCCATATCCCCAAAGACTTGTGAAAATTGGGACTTCAAAGCCTCAGCATCAGCAGCCGCCTCAACAAGCTCAGTAAGTCCCTTAATTGTAAAAACTATTCCAATAGCTCCAAGCAAAGATGAGGCAAGATTTTTTATACCTTTAATACCATTTTCAACTCTACGCTCACTATTTTGGTCTACTTCATATCCAAATCTTATTGCTATATCTCTTATTGTCAATGGCATTACCTCCTTAGTTCTTCTGCTTTTGCTGTTTCAATATCCTTTTCCATTTTATAAAGTGCATATAACTTTAAAGCCTCATCGAGAGTATATACTCCTTTTAATTCATACATACTTGCTATTTTTGCCTTAATCATTACATACATTCTAAGCTCAAGTTCATTAAACTGAGAATAGTCAAAAACTCCATACTTTATAATATCTTCCTCTTTGTCTTGTTCGCAGTTCCTGCTTTTCCAGATAGGGCTGCGAACCTCTTGAAAAAACCGTTAAAATTAATTTTGATAACTTGAAAACAAAGAATATACATATCCTGTACATTTCCACAAAATAGTTCATTTGCTAAGTCCTTACTTAGTTTTTCCTGCTTTATTTTACCACTATCTTCATCTTCAAATTCTGCAACAATATTTCCTGAAATTAAAAGCTTTTCCATAAGTCTTTCAATTTTATTTCCGTCAATTTCAGGACAATTACTAATAGCATTAGCAGCTTTAGATACATCAATATCTCCAAGACCCAATTTCCTTTCACTATTGGTATCTAGTCCATCTGCTAAAGGAATCAATGTACTTAAAATGGGAGTCAGCACACTTGCTAACTCCCCTGATATGTTTGCAGCCGTAAAAGCCGGAAATGGTGTTATATAATATTTTATTTCTCCAATATCAAATATTTCAGGAGTAATTTGTCTTAATTGTGTTAGTGCCATGTTTTCTATCCTCCACTATTACTTAAATTCTCCTTCAGCAACAACTATCTCCCACTCTCTATTTCCCTGAGCCTTTCCTCTTGACCAAGTAGCAGGTTTAGTTACCCAAGCTGATGCTCCTACAAACCTTTCTTCTCCTACAATATCATTTATTGATACAGAAAATATTCCTCCACCGTCTGACTTATCCCTGTCATACATCTGTTGTAAAAATTCATTAGTTGCTGATGTTTGTAAAAGTGAAAGTTTTAGAGTATAAACAGTAGACGGATCTATACTCCTTGCCACCTCTCCGTCTGCACCAACAACATAAGATGTTCCATCTCCTGCTGATTCAATACTTATAAAACTATCATCAGCAAAACCACTTACTATATGTCTGCCTAATGCACAAGTAACCTTTCGTGGATTATATGTACTTACTTTAGCCATAATTTACCTCCTCATATTTAAAATGTAATATAGCCTTCAATTTCTACTGCATGTACTGCTCCTGCAATTCTTGCAGTATATTTGCAATTTGGTAGTTTTCTTGACTTCCTCTGCTCCTCAGTTAAATCAGATGACTTTGGAACTGAAATTTTATATGCAGGAATAGCATTTCCACTACTATCAAATTCTGTTGTGGATATACCACCAATATCTTGTGCATACTTTAATGTTTCTTCCATTTTACCTGCTAATAAATTTATACCATTATCATTAAACGGAATCTTCTTATTATTTTTTAATACACTAAAGACATTGTATTGCATTCTATCTTTTAACCAATCAATAAATCTTATAACATCAATCCATTCTCCTGCTATAACTGCACCTCCTACATTACAGTTAAAATTTGCATATCTTAAAATCATATTTATATTCTTACTTTCAAGACTCTTTTTTTGTTCAGAAGATAACAATGACGGATAAACACCATTCAAATCTTTTAAATGCCAAGTTTCTGTTCCCGGAGCATATCCAAAACACTTTGCCATTAAAGCAAGAGCAGCATAAGCATTTTCACTTGGTTGATTTGCAGTTTCAAATCCGTCTGCAAGTCCTGCATAAACTGCAAAGGTTCTGTAATAGTTACTTTTTGTAAGTGGCATACTTGCTATATTATCATATTCAAAACCAAATATCTTACTATTTGTTTCAGCCCAATCAGCCGCTTTATTGACATCTGCCTTATCCTTAAAACTTGTAATATGAAAACCATAAAAACTTATAGATGAATTCGCTCTATCAAGAGTTGACTTAAGTTCTTCATATGTTGCCTCAGTTTTAGCTCTAACACATATACAGATTTTATCCGGAGCAGGCTTTTGTACAAAGCATACTTTAGCTGCAATATATGCTGAATCTGTAACTTTATATCCGTAGTCAAGTAATTCATCTGCTTTTGATATTTCAACTATATCAGTTCCTATTGTTTTACTTCCTGAAATACCTGGTTTTTCAACTACAAGTAATATCTTATCAAATGATTCATCATTTGAAGTTGGAGTCGAAATATCAATCTTACATTTAATAATGTCATCTAGTGAATTATTTCTCATTTAAAACTCCTTTCAATTCAATATCTTCAATAATTTCTACTTCTTCATTAATAATATCTATACTTCCACCACCACTATAATTTTTTGATGTTTTAAGTTGTTTTAATCCATACTTTCCGTCTGCCTCAAGCCTAAAGTTTACTTCAAATTCCACCATTGCCCTATATCTGTACTTACTTTCATTTTGTATAAATGATAAATCTCTTATTTGATTAATAGGTATAATATTTATTCCGTAATTAGATAACTTATCAGTAATTTCATCAGACTCAATAAAAACAACAAAATCATTTAAATCTGAAACTGATGTATTAGAATAATTAGCAGTTGTATCAGTTCTTTTTAGTATTACTTTTCCTTGTGTATAAAGATTTACTTCAAAAATTGTACTACACTGATAAGATTTCTTCCCACTCTTATCAGTTTCACTAAATACACTTTTTGTTATTCCACCTGTATCTATAACAACATATGGCAGAGTAGGCTTTGTAGCTGTCTGCTCTGACCACCTTATAGTAGCATCTTTAAAAAACATTGAAGTGATGTCATATAATATCTCTTTTAATTCCTCAAGTCGCATATATTATCCTAAACTTTTAATTTTCATCTTGGTTAAGGCATTCGATAAACTCAGCCGTGTAATGTTTAAGTGGAGTATTCTCACTTAATCTACTAGATCTACATTCAAACCATTTATCTTGAAAAAAAAGCCTATCTGCTTTTTGTTGATTTTTTTCATTTTCAACTAAAATAGGTTCATCGCAAAATACTTTTAGCCTTTGAATAGACCTTGAACCATCAGAGGCAGTTTCTACTTCATCGTCTACGGTTTGTACGTCTACGAGGAGCGTTATATCTTTATAAGGTATAGAAATATATCCCCTCTCTTCTAAAGGCTCTAAATAACGCCTTATTTTATATGGTTTTTTCAAGAATCTCATTTCTAATCACTTCCCTTTTCCTTAATAACATAGTTTACTGACTGCCTCATTCTTCCTGTATCAATAAGTGGCTTATCAGACCCTTTCTTTCTTATAGTGTATGGTGTATTTGGTACAAAACTTCCATTAGTAATTTTCTCTTGTATAAGGTCTTTCTGAAAAATACCTATCATTTTTAAAACTTCTTCTGCTGATTTTCCACTTAGAATATCTCTTTTTGTTCGTTTCAAAAAATTGTTAATTTTATCAATATTCTCATCAACACTTTTTCTCATAAATGGTCTAGCAGGGGATCTAGTAGTTCCAAGCTCATTCCATATAGCTATATTACATATATCTACACCATTATCATCACTATTTTCTCCTGCCTTAAAGCCTACACAAACCTCTTTACTTACAAGTTTTTCAATCTCTCGCATAAGTTTTCTTCCATCAGCCGTTATATTGTCTGTTATCCTAACTGCCATAAGGTATTCCCTCCCCTGCTGAAATAATAGGAATTACAGCATTTCTTCTAAGTGTTAAAAACTCAAGACCATAGACAGTAAGTGCATATTCTGCATCTACTTGAAGATTAGTCTGTTGACTTGTTGTATAGCTGATAGATGTTTCACCCTCTGAATATGAACCAACTCTAAGACTATCAGCTATATTTCCATTACTAACATCACCATATCCAGCCATTTTTAACTTATGTGCTGTTAAATATGCTAAAGCTTTATCATATGTTTTTCCAAACCTTTTTTCTGAAATTTGGTCAGCATATAACTCAATAAAAGACTTTATACCATATCTTTTTATCTTTCCTGTTCCTATATCAATTTCATCTGCATCAGGCATATCAGAAAACTCAATAGCAATAAGTCTAAATATCTCAAGTGCTTTCATATGAACACCTCTATTTTTTTAATGCTGCTTTAACCTTTTTTAATACATCAGCTTGATCTTTACAACTTGCTAGATTTATTCCAAGTTCATTTGCTAGCTTACCAAGTTCTTCATCAGAAATATTTTCAAGTGAGGCTAATCTTGCAAGCCTTAATGTTTCAGCTGAATCACTTTCTCTTTTTTTATCTTCCAAATTTTCTGATGCCTTTGTATCTTTTTCTCTACTTGGTTTTCCCATGATTTCTATAAATCCAATCTTTTTATATGTATCTAAAATAGGACTACTTTCAAATTCCCTAGCTATATCTGCACTCTCTCCCGGTAATATAGTTACTTCTCCTATTCCTATGATTTTACCATCTGAAATATTTCTAATTTTCATATTATATCTCCATTTCTTGATAAGTTTAAATTAAAGACGAACTACCAAACTTTCCTTTGTAGCTCGTCTTTTTTTGTAATCAATTCTTATATTCCTGTTGCAATCATTGCTGAAAGTGGGTAATACATTATAATTCCTGCTGCCCTTTCCTCACAAGGAATTATAATTTCAAGATTTCTATTCTGTAATGGATACTGATAAAATGGCATAGGAATCTCAAGTGAAAATTTATCAGCTGAATTAGTGTACATAAGTGCTACATTGCTATTAAATGGGTTTGTTGATGTACTGTCTGCCTCAAGCTCAGGAGCAGAAATAACATTTTTTAGGTATGGTGCATTTTCTAATAAGAACTTAAGTACTGTATATCCAGTGTTTGGTATCTGTCTTGTGGAAATGTCAAGATATACACTTGCAGGAAGTACAAGTGTATCTGCTCTCTCAACATTTTTAGTAAGCTTTGCTTGATACTTTACCATACCATTAATATCTTTTAGTATATCATCAGCAGATTTATCTTCCCACTTTGTCTTACCTCCTACAGTGGAAATAGTATAAAGAGG